ATAATTTTAATTACTCGTCCACCATCAGGGATAGCAACGAATGTACTAGATGCAGTAGATACGTCTTCTATCTCTGCTGTTACAAAATAATCATTTAATGTTCTCATTAAAATCTCCAGTATTAATAACCCTCGTTCCGAAGCGATACGTTCTTCAAGGTCATTATTAATGTATCTAAGTGGGGCAGGAAAACAATATGAGAAAAAACCTGCCCCCTTTCATGAGGAAAGTTACATGAAAAATTTTTTATGAAGTTGTCAAGTCAGCAATAGTAGCTGAAGATGCTTCATTTTTAGCAACGAGTGTCCACTCAGCGAGTAGTAAACGTTTCTCAGCATCACCAGTTTTTGCTAGTTCTTGTGTTTGGAAAGGTCTCAAGAAACCAGTCGCAAACATTTCTGTATCAACAACTAAAGCTGATCTTCCTGAACTTCTTAGGAATCTGTCAGCAACAACTCTAACTTCACCGAAGTCAGAAACATAAACATCAATAGTAGCTACTAAGCTTCTATCTTCTGCCATGTCCATACGAGTTGAGTTACCAGTAAAGCCTGATACTTTTTGTTTGTTGAATGAACCAACTAATAGTAGATCAGGATCACCACCATTATCAAAGCAAGATTTTAACTCACCTTTTAAGATAGCTTCTGTAAGAACCCTTTGTGTACCATCTGTAACAGTACCACTAGAGTTTCCACCACCTGAACCATAGCTGTTGTTTGTTGTTGTCCAAGACTCGAAACCTGCAGATTTACGAGCTGAAGCACCATTTCCAGTACCTGCTGTAGCTGCGTTTTTACCTGTTAGGTCAAGTTCCATGTCTCTTTTGAGTTCTTTACCAGCTTTAGCTATTTGATAAGCTAGTTCAGAATCTCTACCTGCGTGATTAACTGCTTCTTGTGTTCCAGAGACCATAACAGGTTTGTAAGAAATCTGTGTATAGTTGAAAACACGAGAAGTAGCAGATAACGCAGCACTTGGAGAATCATCTCCTTCTATTTGAGCATTTGAAGCTGCTGCTGCTAGTGAGTCAGTTTGCCATTCATGCTTTGTAGATTCAGCATTACCTGAACCGATTGAAGACATAAATGGTGTATCTGTTGGAGAGATATTATAGATTACGTTCTGTAAATCTTCTCTGTTACCCACAGCATCATAAGTTTCAAATGTATTGCTTAATTGTGCCATTTGAATTACACCTCTGTGTTAAAAGTTAGTATTAGACTATGACATTAAAGATTTGATTACTGCTGCTGCATCATCAACTCTACCTGTCCTTTTTAGTCTTTGTCGAGTTTGCTTTATCTTCTCGCTATTAACTTCAGATTTGGTACTTGGTGTACCAGGTTTTTGCACTTTAGGAACAACTTTTTGTTTCTTATTAGCAATCTTAGCTGCTAAAAGATTCTCATACATCATAGCTTTATGAAGTACATCTACTGATCTAGCATCAATTAAACTATCAACTTCCTGTTCGGTAAACCCTTTGTTGAGAGCAAAAGACTTAATATCTTGTTTAAGTTTAGGTCCTTTCTCAGGGTCATTCCATTCAGGTAGTCTTTGAGCCATAACTTCCTGCTGTCTAGCAAGTTCTTCATTCCACTTACTTTGCATTTCTTGTTGTTGCTTTTGTGCAAGTTGTTGCTGTTCCTCAGCAACTAACCTTTTATTTTCTTGAAGTTCCCTATATTGGTCTCTTTTCAGAGCATATTCCATTGGATCTTCTTCCTTGAGTTTAGTCCAGTCCACCGATTTGAACTCCTCTAACTTGGAATCGGCTTGTGTATTAAATTGTTCAAGTTGCGATAAATAATGCTGTCTTTCTTGTTGAGTCGCTGCGAGTTCTTCATCCATCTTTTTGCGTTGCTCTGCCAATACTTGACTTTTTCTAGTGTAATCAGCTTGTCTACTATAACCAGACAATAACTCGTCTTCGGTGACCTGAGTATCTTTACCATCAATTTTGACAGTATATACTTTAGGTTCTCCAACTTGTTGTTGTTGATTATTGTCGACTCTATCTTCTTCAGTCAGTTGACTTTCAGCAAACTTTTTCTGATCTGCTTCTAAGTCTTCTACAGTTAGATTGACTGGAGTATCTTCAACTGATTCGGCAACATCCATTGCCTGTTCAGAAACATCTTCTTGAGTTTCTGTTTCTTCTGCAATCTCTTCAGGTTGTTCTTTCGAAGCCCTCATAGATTCAAGAAGTGCTTTCTGTGCTGATTCAACATCAGTCACAGGAATTCCTCCTACGTTACTTTCCTTCATAGGTATTTTGTTATCTTCATCCATTACTTACCTCCTTTGCGTTCTTCTTCTAGTATCTGTCCATTTTCAACAGTTTGTACTAGAGTATTCTTAACTTCTAGGATGGCTCTTTGTTTATGGTAAAGTGCTTCCCTACCTTCTGTGTCCTTAATATCAGTAGATATCCATTGTTGATATCCATTGTTAAGCACACTATTAAATGCTGCTACCATTTGAGGATTCTCAAGTATTAGCTTTGCATCTTGTCCTGCTTTAATAGCAGACTCTTTTTTGTCTTCCATATTTTTCTCCTGGATTCTATCTGCTTACGCAGGTGTAGTTAATCGCTTGTGTTGATTTTTTTGTCTAGGTATTCCAAAGTAAAATGCTCTGGAACTTTCTTTGTGCCTTTGAGGAACTTACGTATAATGTCAGGACTATATCCTACCTTACGATAAAACTCCTCGACAGAAAGTCGGTTTTTTAACATAAATGTTTGTAATTCTTGTTTTGTCAAATCGGTTTAGGTTTATCTAATAATGGGTTTTTTTGTTTGAATTCTTTTGCTAAATCTGCATGAGCTAGTCTTACCATATCATTCATGCAATATCCTAGTTTTTCGTAGTGGTCTAGTCTAGACCAGTAATACTTACTTCTATGCTTTCCTTCTTCTTTTTTTGAAAGTCGAGACATTTGTTGGTTTACCACCTACCCCTTGAGGTTTAGCTCGTTTTCTAGCAACAGCAGATGCTTTCTGTGCTGATGTCATTCTTTTAGCTTTCGCTAGTGGTACACATTTAGGATAAGCACGACCTGATCCTTTTGACCTACCACAAGGTTGATATTTACCATTTTTCTTAGGTGCACCAATATCTACCCACTTTTCGTTTATCCACTCTCTAAGCCCTTTTTTTGCCATTTTTCTTCTTCTTAGGTTTTATACGACCAGAGCAAACACCTGATGCATACATATTCGCATAGGCACTTGGGTAAACTTTAAATTTTCTTTTAGCAGCAGCTTTGCCTTTGGCACATAGTTTAGCCATATCTGCCACTCTTTTGCTTTCTTAATACACCTCTGCCCATAAGAACATCAGCTTTAGTTACTTTTCCATCTTTGTTTAAGTCAGGAAAACTTTTTTTCTTTTTCATCTTTTTCATGATTTAGCTACCTTCTTTGCTCGTGCAGACAAATCTTTAAAATGTACTACAGGTTTTGATGTTTTAGTATGAGTCTTTCCTGTATGTATACTTCCATTAGGCATCTTATGTACTGCACCTTTAAACTCTTTGCCTGTTTTAAAATAATGTTTGGTTTTTGCCCCCATTAACATTTACCTGGTTTTTTCTTTTTGCCTTTTTTCATTGGTTTGCCATATGCCATTATAATAACCTCAATATGTCGTTAAATTTATCACTCATCAAAACAAAAACAACAATAGCTCCATAAGCTATGTGCCTAAACTTTGATAAATCTGATTCTATTTTAGAAACTTTTTCGTTTACTGATCTTACTTCTAGCATCATATTATCAATGTCTTTAGCCATATGTGCTAAGTGATTTGTCTTAATAAGATTTACATCCTGTTTAAGTAATTCTATTTCTGTTTTGATATCCTTATCGTTCATGCTAGTGGCAACCTTTTTCGTTTAGGGTACATCGACAATGCCATAGCTACAGCTTGTTTTTGTGGTTTCCCCTCTTTTTTTAATACTTTGATCTTTTTAGAGATTAGCTTTCTTCTTTCAAGTTTGCCATGACCTGAAGTCTTAGGGTAAGCCATTAGCTTGGTCCTATACCAATAGGTCTATTTTGAACTGCTTCTAGGGCTAGTTCTTGCTCATTGAGTTCAAGCTGTGATTTCTTAATTTGTAAGTCTTGTTGTTTTAGAGCCAAGTCAATAGCAGCTTCTTCTTGTTTTAATTTAAGTTCTTGTGCTTTGAGTTGTGTTTCTATCTCTAATTCTTTAGCTTGTAGTTGTAGTTTTTGTAACTCAACTTGTGCTTTTTGTGCAGCAACCTTTTCTTCTAGTGTTGGCTCAGGTGGTGGTTTAGGTGGCATCATTTCAGGATTAGAAATGAACTGGTCTGTATTTTTGTATCCTGCCTGTGCAATATATTCACTTACTGCGTTATATAAATTCTTAGGTGTAACAAGACTACCCATAGCTCCATTTTGTACTAATGTGCCAAGTATCTGCATAATAGATGTCATAGTTGTTGTTTTGGATTGTTGTGATCCACTTCCCACTCCAACATTGACAGTACAATTTAATTTTTCTTTCCATCTTGATACGTCAATTGGTACAAACTTACCATTGAGATAAAAGATTTTCTTTCTGTCTTCATATCTTTGAACAAGAGCATAGATATTTCTAAATAAATCTTTGACTCCAGTTTCTGCAAATATTCTTGCAATCAGTTCTACTCGTTGCATTGCAGACTCTGTAGCTGCTGAAATCGCACCTGACGTCACATGTGAAGTTAATACATCAGGATTGAGACCTTGGGTCATTTTAGATACACCACTTCTCTCTTCTCTAATACCATCTAGGTATTGAACCATTTGGAACGCATAAGGTTGAATTTGTGGTGTAGGTAAAGCTTGAACTGCACCTGGTGCTCTCATTCTAACAATACCACCTGGTCTTGATGTTAATAAATCATCTAGTTCTACTTGTCCTGCAAGTACAGCATATCGTGCATTATTGGTTAAATACATGTTATCTAACAAGTTACGCATGATGGTTGACTTAATCAGTTGGATATCTTTGACAGTATCAGCTATAGACATGCCATAAAACTTGTGAGGTATCGGTAATGGGCAGATAGCTGAGAAAGGAATCATGTCGATTTCTTCGTTATCTAAGATGTATTGCCCACCTTTAGTAATTTTTCTGAGTTCTGCTATACCATCGTTATCGTAGTCGATACGCATATAACATTCATCTATCCAAACCTTTTTGTTTGGTCCTTCACCCTCAGATGGTGGTACTGAGTCATCATCATAGCTAAATCGTGCTAGTCGTTCTTCATTTAACTCAGCTTCGCTATTGGCATAGCTTGGTATCTCATTGATGATTTTAGGATCGTATCCTTGTTGTATTAGCTCACTTACAGACCTTTTAACTCTATGGCATACAAAGTCTGCATCTTCTAGTGATGCTGCTCTACGTGAAACTAAAAATTCTTCTGGTGGTACAGCACAAACCCTAACCTGTCCATCAGTATTGGTTTTCTTAACCTTGACATCGTGTTCTACGACTTTTGGGCTAACTAATGTGCCGAAATCATCAGTAACTGCTTTTTGAACAACTATCTCTGTGTGTTCTAGGATATCCATATCATCACTAGCAAGAATAGATTGATACTCAATCTCAGTTAGGTTCGTATACGTTTCAGTTGTAACCTCTGTGCTTTCTTCCCAGTAATGTTTGATTACACCTGTTTTGCTTATAAGGGCATCCTTAAAGGCATCATAGAGGACCTTAAAGCCGTTATTTTGGCGATTAAATACATAGTTGCAGTAGTTGGTAGCCTGTTCTGCCATTTCAACGTCTTCTGGACCTTGTGGCTCGAATTCAGCTACATTGTTGTGAGTGGTAAAAATACGCATCAAAGATGGCATAATATACTCAACTGTATCTCTTACATCAGTTGTAACGATTTCAGACCTGCCATCAATCTCATTACCAAATGGCTCACCCAAATAATATTTCATCGCATCTTCTCTTTGATTAGATAGCTCAGTATTTGCGTAACCTGTAGCTCCTGATATCTCAGAGTTAAGTTGCGAGACTAATTCGTCTTCAGTCATTTTTCTTGGTTTTTTTGCCATTCTTTACCTTTAGTGATTGTAATTCTTTTTCCATTTGTTCTAGTCTTTCTTC